TAAATTCACGCATATCTAAAATATCCTGCTCAGTAACTTTATATCTGTTATCTGTCATTCCATTTAGTTTCATTCTTTATCTCCTTCTTCAATATATTTATATCGTTCTGCATAGAATTTAATTTTCTATCCATTTTTTTTATCTCGTCATAAATTATTTGTAATGACATATCAACTCCTTTTTAATAAATAATCAACTTAGTTGGATTGTAATTTACGATTTTATGCTTGTCAATCTTCTATTATAAAAATCTTTGATTTGACAAATTTATCATCTTCGATTATACTTCATATTATGAATGAAACTACAAATACAAAAAACACTAACGAAGGAGTTGAAATGACTTTAAATCTAAATCTAACACCTGAAGAACAAGCAAGTGCTGACGCTTGGCTTCAGGAACAAATCTCAAGACCTGCTCTACCAAAAGGGCAACTTGATATTTTAATTGCTAGAAAAATTAGAAGGGAGAGTAAATGAAAAAAGAGCGTAAGCCTTTAGCCAAATGTATTAAATGCAACAGAGCATATAAACAAATTTATAAAAAGAAAAAATATTGCTATGTTCATTTGAACGAAAGACTTGGAATCAAAACTGAGTTTGTCGGTAGAAAGCCAAAATATTTTAAAGATGAATATATTTATTATCCAAGATTTATGTGGGAAGAAAAAAATAGATACATTCACAAATTAGTAAAAGATACTATGGCAGAAATAGAAGGGAGAGTAAATGATTAAATTTACTTATCAAGTCTTGAAATCTTTTAAGCAAGATTACACAGACTTACAAAACTTCCAAGACGCTGAGCTAGTTTTGGAAGATACTATAACTCTCGATTGCTCAGGCTATCACAATCCACTAGAAGTGTTTTGGGCTTGGAGAATCAGAGAAGCTCGTATCTATAACAAAAAATTGTCAGACCAAGAGAAAAAAGATTTCTCTTATATTGTCAGACAAAAAGATTCTTTGAAGGGAGAAGAAGAATGAGTAAAACACAATGGCACAAAAACGGAATCGTACAATCTGTTCTTGCTACTGCTGACGCAAGAGAAGATTTGCGAGTTCTTGAAACTGTGCTTCGAGCAGATGTAAAAGATAAAACAGTAAATGCACTTAAGAGAAGTGAGATTGATGTTAAGTCTTTTGAGTTATGGTCTCAAGATATTCCTGAAGTTAAGGAACTTCAGATTGGAGATACTTTTGAAGTACCACACTTTACTTACAAACCTTACAACAGTAAATATGACGGATACTTAAATGTTTGTAATGCTCGATTTAAAGTATTGGACAAAAAGACAATTAAGAAAAGTATTGAAGTATTAAATGCTGAAGGTACAAAGTTTGCAAATCGTAAGTTGCAATCAACTTATGTCTTGATTGAATCAGACCAAGAGAGGTGGGAAGGACCTGATACTTGGTTTGAGAGATGTTCTAATTTCTCTGCTAGAAAAAATTATGGTGCCTACTATCCACTAAAAAAGAAAAAGAAGTTGTGGGTTTCTCAAAAAGAAATTCTAATGATGTTTCTTAAAGACGGTGGAATGTGTGCTTTAACACGCAGACAGTTAGATTGTACAATTTGCGATAACTAGTTCACACTTAATCGGAACTCGGAAGCCCACCGTTCATTCGGTGGGTTTCTTTATTTCAAACTCTATCCAAATTTTATTTGATTCAATAACTTTTTTCTTTTCTCGATATTCATTTATGCTCTTTTGTTTTGTCCACCAAATCTCATCAAGAATCTTTATTGCTTCTTCTTCCGTATCTGCTTCTATCAGATATTCGGTTGTTGTCGTATCTTTGAATCTGAACTGCATGTCGTAAAATTTTTTTTTGCTTACGGTCAATTATAAACTTTTTCTAGGATTTCTTTTTTAATTTCAAAACTAGGATTGTAGTTTTTATTTATCCAAATTATTTCTTTAGTTTCAGAATCTAAAATTAAATACTTTATCCATTGTTCTACCATTGACAAGTCGTCCTTGATTACAATTCCTGCATTCACAGATACAACTGTAACCTTAGAATCAGGAGAGAGATTAGTTCTCATCTCTCTCCCTGTCCCTAAGAATATCTCTTAGAGCCATATTTGTAATTTGTAATTGTTGGGTATTTAAAGAATTAAGTAGAGTTTGAATTAACTTATATTCTTCCCAAGTAGTTTTATTCATTTGCACCTCCTCTCGTTCCATATCATATTTAATGAAAACTTTTTGTCTCAAGGGGTCAACTATTTAGAATTTTTTTATTTTTTTTTAAATCGAAGGAGTAATGATTTCGTCAGGTCTTGGCTCTCTCCTGATTAAAGAACAATTACAGTTACATCTCTCTTGAGCAGGAAGTCTTGGGTCTTTAGGAAACGGAGCAGAGTAGCCACCGACATTAAAGTTCTCTGCGTCAGCAACAACAGTTCCGTGTAATTCAATATGAGTATCTCTTGAGTTCTTAAATTCTGTTACCCATTCTTTAACAGTAATCAATCCTGATTTGTCCGAAGCGTCCTGTAATCCAAACTGAGCTAAAGCTCCACCTTCAGTTCTCGCAATTAAGTTGGCTCTACCTAGAAACTTCTTAGGTAAGGCAATCTCAACTTGTCCTGTAATGTATTCATAAACTGCGTCTCCTGTTAAACCAAGTTCAATAGCTTCATCAAGACTTTTCCTAAGTGTCCTGTTCAAAGTAGCTTTGGTAGTCTTAGCCAACTCAGGCATTGACTTATCCAACATATCATTTACAAAAGCTACGGCTTGTCGGTTGTATCTACTTCTTGGAATTGGAGAAACAGAAGTAGGATTAATTGTTCCACCACCACGCACTCGTATCGGATAGAATCCTTCATTGACAACTTGTCGTTCTGTTTTCCTTCTGTTCTTATAAGTATATAAATCCGTATCTTCCAACTCAGAATATCCTTTAAGTGATTCAGGTAAGAGAATACCAAATTGGAATAACTCAAAATCATAAACAGTTGATAAGTAAATATCGTAGAGTGCAAGTTTCCACTCGTTTGTAGTCTCATCTATGATGTTATTTAAAATCGGAGATTCTCCATTCAAAACAAAATTTTTGTACGCAGGGTTGTCTCGTCCACGCACCATACTTCTCGTGATTTTTTTTAACTGACTACGCAACAGACCGACATAATAATCCGTGTACCACAGTTCCCAATTCCGAAGCATAGCCGTATAGTTCCGATAGATACCTTGCTTCACTTCCGTAGATGTTAGACGACTTGTTCTGTACTCTGTGTCTGCCTGTTCCCTTAGCTTATGTCTCCGTACTAACTCTGACGCTGACTTCTCTACTTCGTCTCTCTTGTTCATAGCTCTTACTAACTTACTACTCCACCTTTGTCCTGCTGACCCTCCCCACAATTTCCAAGCGATGATACCGTTTGTTGCCACCGAACTTCGACCTGCGAGATAGTCTCTTGCGTCTTGTGTCTGTAAATCTACTTCGTGTCTAGGGAAGTACTTAGCTATGTGGCGTACCTTATCAGGCGAGGCAGTTGTATTGGCAACGAGATACCTAGCAGTACCTAGACCGACAGATGTACCACCTCTGCCAAACTCAGCACGGAGTCGTAGTCCTTGTTCGGCTTGTGCCTTAACCCCTTTAGGTATCGAGAAATCCAAGTCATCGTACTTTCCTTTTTTATGACTTCCACTTATGCCTGTGTCTATATTTCGACCAACACCCAACTCATCTAAATCTATCTCCGAACTAAAGACAAACTGTCTTATATCCGAAACACTATCCTCAAAGATATAACTATCTATCTGTTCTTCTGTATGTTCTTCTCCGTATATATCAGTAAGTGAATCATCTATTTCTATTGCGAGATTTTTTTTAGAGCTAAGTGGGTGGTTACTTGGCAGAAGGTCTGTATCGTAAGGAGTTCTTTTAAACTTTCCTGTTCTTAAAGCGTACAATAGTCCATTCACTCTTCCGTATGCCCAAGTCTCAGCATTGGCTACATTACCCCTAACACTTGCAGGATTAGTTCTATATGCACCTATTCCACGCCTAAAACACGC